ACAACGCCGGTAATAGAGTACCTCCGCACCCAAACATGGTGAATCCTATGGCTGCGAGTGGTTTAACTAAAACTCTCACAACTGCTGGAACAAATTATACGTTGACGGTTGAAGGTGGAGAGTCATATCGAATCATTGGCTCATTAGCAGGGGCGACAGGAACTAATGATGTGTTATTTGCCAGCATTACTGGGACTGCGGCGACTACTGCAAATAAAGAATGGGCTTTTCCTGTGGGACAAGCTGGCATTATCAAGATTCCAGAGGGTGTGACTACCCTTAATATGACTGCCACAGTAAGCCTAGTAGTTGTTTATGCGGCAAAGTTGGATAATAATCCTGGAGGATGATGGAGATGAAGAAGCTATGGGAACTTATTAAGAAATACTGGATTATCACAATTTGTACGGTAATTTTTGTGGTAGGACTGATATTACTGTTCTCACTCCCCGATCCAGAGGAAGTAGTACCAGAACTGGCACAGACCCCGGAAAATTCGGTGTGTTTGGTTATAACCTCATCCGGGATTGCTTCGGGTGTGGTTGTTAGTGAGGACGGAATCGTCCTTACTGCGAGTCATGTGGTGAAGAACGATTATTTGGAGGGTATTACACCGCCTGTAAAGATAATCTTCCCCGATGGGCGTGAGTATACCGAGTTTGAACACTTTTATGCAGATGAACATGTTGATGTGGCTTACTTCCGTATTAAGGATGTGAAGAAACTACCGCATTTGAAGTTCGGTGACTTACGTGAGATGCGAGTAGGTGATGAAATTTGGGCGATTGGTATGCCATTCGGACTGACATGGTGGCATTCGTATGGGTATCTTAGTAAAGACCCGGAAAAAGGTAAAATTTTTATGGATATAAGCCTTAATCCTGGTAACTCTGGATGTCCGATTCTAAACATGAAAGATGAGATTATAGGGGTGTGTACCGGGGGTATTCTTCCCGGCAACGACATGTCGTTAGGACATACAGGCAATATATGCGAGGCGATACTTGTACAATACAGGTATCTGTTTGATCTCTATGAATAAATCCCAAGCAGGAAAGTTTCTATCGCAGGCATTGCGGGAACTCGCAAGTGAACCCCATGATACCGATGGATCGGTGGATAAGACAAGGGCTGAATGCCTCGCAGAGTTTGTATGGAACTCGGCCCTTGGTTATACCAAGAAAATAGTAGACAACAGTGGGATGATGGTGGACAGGGATGTACCACCACAAACGTGGGCCGTTCACTTGATCTTTGACAGGATGGAAGGTAAGGTTGGATTCGGGGATGAGGCAGTATCCAACGCACCCACTATGGCACAGCGATTGGATAAGATTGATACGGAGAACCTAAACAGTATCTAAAGGACCAATACTATCACTATACGGGCACTTGAACCACAACTAAAGACACCTTTTCCAGACTTTCCGGAGTTCTGGACCTGTCCAAAGACGGGATTGAAAGTTCCCAAGCGATATGATGAGAACATTACATGGAGAGCAAAGCTACTTAAGAAGGCAGAGGATGATGTTGGTTTCCAAAAAGAACTGGTGACTGCATGTGCTGAATCCAAGTTATTCTGGTTGAACTCGATGGTCTGGACCTATCGCCAATGGGATGTGAATGAGAACGGAGAACGAGTACAAGCCAAACACACCAATGTACCGTTCATTACTTGGGAAATCCAAGATGAAGCAGTTACAAAACTGGAGCAATATGTTATCAACGGTCGGAGCGTTGGTGTGGATAAGTCCCGTGATATGGGAGCAACCTGGATTATTCTTGCTTTCTGTGACCATTACTTCTTGTTCGATGATGATAAGCAAATACTTCTGTTATCAAGAACCGAGAATTATGTGGATCAAGCAGGAAATCCAAAGGCTTTGTTCTGGAAAATCGACTATCTCCACGAATGGTTGCCAGAGTGGATGCGACCACCAGGAGTTCTAAGGGGTGGTAAGAACCGCACCAAGATGCACATGCACAATGAGATCACCAAATCAACAATTGATGGTGAGTCTACTACTGCGAACGCTGCCCGTGGAGACAGACGTTTCATCATTATGATGGATGAATTCGCTGCGGTTGAGAACGGACAGGCGATGCGGTCTGCCACGAACGATGCAGCCTTGTGTCGTATTGTGAACAGTACACCAAAAGCAGGATCAGAATATTCGATCTGGATGAATGACGGCACTATCGACGTGATTAAACTCCCGTGGTGGGAGCATCCGGAAAAGGGGTTTGGGAGGTATGTTCGACAGGATGATATAACGCAGAAATGGGAAATTCGTTCGCCGTGGTATGATCTGGAAGCAGCTACTCGATCTCCGCAGGAATTAGCACAAGAAGTTGACATGGACCACATGGGGTCTGGTAGTCTGTTCTTTGAATCAAACCTATTGGAACAGCATAAAGCATTGTACTGTCACCCCTCAAAGGTACGGCTAGAGGTAGATTTTAAGAAGGGGACTGCCAACGATATGGTTCCCCGACTTTTACAGGCTCGGTCATATGAGTGTCTCCAAACCAAACGGATTGGAAAGACAGATAAGCCTTTGAAAGTTTGGTCGAATCTGGTATTAGGTCGGCCCGATCAAAGTCACACTTATACCTTTGGTGTGGATATCAGTAAAGGACAGGGAGCATCGAACTCTGTGATATCTATTTTCTGCAATGAGTTGCAGACAAAGATTGCAGAGTGGGCGAGTGCATCAGTGCCACCATATGAGTTCGCACGAATTACTGCGGCTCTTGCCTTATGGTGTGGTGGGGCTAATCCACGACGACTTCCATACATTATATGGGAATCCAATGGTGATCCTGGTATTGATTATGGTAGGGTGCTGGTACAGCAGTTGAAGTATCCATTTTACTTTATTGACCAGACTACCGGGAAGATTACAAACAAACGAAATAATAAGTACGGGTGGCATTCAAGTCAGGACAAGAAAGCTGAACTACTTGGATTGTATCGTCAAGCGTTTGCTCATGGTGGATACATCAACCCAAATGAAGATGCGATTATCGAGGCAATGACCTACATTTATTATGATGGTGGGGGGCTTGGTCCTGCTTACTTGCGTGAGGAACACTCAAACGCACGGGCAACACACGGTGACAGGGTGATTGCGGATGCCTTATCCCTCTATGGCTCACGGCAAGCAGGAAAACCGCGAAAGACCGCACCAACTGCACCATACCGATCCCCGGCGTATCGCAAAGAGAAATTGATGCAGGAACGTAAACAGAACAAAAGCAAAGGATGGCGTAGACGTTATCAATTCGTAGGAAGTTAATTATGGCAGAAATTTTCACTCCAAGGGATTTACATAATGCGGCTGCTGCAAGCATACAGCGTATGAGAACGTATCAGCGGGCGAGAGCTATGTTTATTAAGCAGTATGTTGGACAGTATTACAATAAGTATGAAGGTTTAACCGGAGATGAACCTCTAAATTTAATCTTTAATGCAATCCGTATCATTGTTCCACAGTACATTATGAAGTATCCTGCCCATGATGTATCTACTGAACACCCTGATATGAAGATGTTCGCTGCCCTGATTGCCACCACACTTAACGAACAAGCACGGGATATAAACTTAAAAGAAACGCTACGAGCGTGGATCGTTGATGCTCTATTCGGATTTGGTATATTACGATCAGGATTAAATAGTTCCACGAATCTTGTAACAATAGATGACATTAACGCTGATGCCGGTTCTGTATTCACAGAAAAGGTTGACCTTACAAATTTCGTGTTCGACCCTTTCTGTGAGAAGTTTAATGAGTCTGCGTTTCTCGGTGATATCATTACTGTTCCTCGATCCTTGTTAAAGGAGTTGGATGGGGTAAATCAAACTCTTGTGGATGAACTACCCTCAATAGATTATCAGAGTGATGAATCATCTGATGTATCAAATCTAACCAAGAAGCATCAATCTGGAAACTCCTTTGCAGGATTACGAGACTTAGTACGGGTGACACAATATTGGGTTCCAGAAGCAGATCAGATGGTCATGGGACCAGACCCACGGGGTCCAGTATTCGACGACTTTATTAAGCAGGATGACTATTATGGTCCAGAAGAAGGACCATATACTTTTTTGTCATTCACACAACCTGTGCCTAAGAATCCGTTCCCAGTTGCTCCGGTGTCTGTCTGGTTCGACATTCACATGGCAGCGAACAGGATGTTCAAGAAAGTAATGGATCAGGCTGATCGACAGAAGGATATTCTGTTGTATCGACCGAGTGAAGCAGATACGGCTGAAACAATCCGTGATGCGGAAGATGGTGAGTGTATCGCATCGGATGATCCCAAAGCATCAGAGGTATATTCCTTTGGTGGTCAAAATGTTAAGAACGAACAAATGATGTCAACTCTCCAAAACTGGTTCAGTATCATGTCTGGGAATACTGAACAGTTGGGGGGGATGCGGTCCTCTGCGGAGACTGCTACACAGGCACAAATACTACAAGGAAACGCTGCGGTTGTCAATGAAGATGGTAAAGAAATCCTCTATGATCGTATGACGGATGAAGCGAAGAAACGTGCATGGTATTTATTCATGGACCCATTTATTAAGATTCCTCTGCACAAACGATCACCCAAGGATGCAAACAATCCTGTGCAGACGATTACAGATGAACAGAGAGAAGCAGAGTTCTATGAATACAATATCCGTATTCGTCCGAAATCAACTTTTAAGGTAGACCCACGGGTACGATCTAAACGTATGATGGAGTTTGCTACTAATATCCTTCCGGCTGCTGTCCAAGCGATGCAGTTGGCTATGTCAGTTGGACAACCGTTTAATCTTGCACGTTACATTACCCGTATAGCAGAGGAACTCGATATGGGCGAATGGGTAACAGAAATCTTTGATGACCCGGAGTTCCAGCAGAAGGTGCAGTTCATGCGGGAGAATGGGCCACAGAATCCAGGCAAAGCAGGTGGTGGGATGGGTGGTGTAATCCAGAATGGTGGGTTTGCTTCTCAACGACCTATTAAATCAGAGAAAACAGAGAATCGAGAGTTCTCCCAAGAGACTGCTGGTGAGGCACAGTCAACTTTTAATGGAGTGATGTAATGCCACGGTATGATTATGATTGTGAAAATTGTGGTGGGCAAGTAGAAATCATCAAGCCAATGAGTTCGTATGACGCAGAGGAGAAATGTCCAATCTGTGATGCCATTATGACAAAACAAATGTCCGTTGGGATTAGAACCCCCAATAAGGATTATGGCACACCGATTGTAAGTCACTCATTAGCGATGTGTCCTTCACAAATTGCGGAACATAATCGAATGTTTCCAGATATAAAAGTTCGTGCAGATGGCTGTCCTGTGTTTGATAATTTCAAAACACATGATGATTACTTAGCAAAAACTGGTTTTGCAAAAGACCGGCAACGAAATCGACCACAAACAAGGAAAGTCATTAAGAAAGGCTAATAATTTACCCTGATGTAAACCGACAGCACGTTGCTACCTCGGTGGAGTCAGCAAATAATGGAGATAGTGATGACTAAAGATTCAATGACAGGCGACAAGGATTTTTTGGAAAAGACCTCCGAACGAATGGAAAAAATTGGTTTGGCAGGGTACGATGAGATTGATGACAATGAGGAAGAAGATCAAGAGGAATCTACCTCGGAAGAAACGACAGAGGAATCTGATGACTCCACATTGTCTGATGATACAGATGATACAGATGATACAGATGCTACGAAAGATGATGAAGCAGGGGATGATACTCCTACCCTTCCAGATGCTTTTAGACGATCTGCCATTCATCAAAATTGGACTCAAGAAGAAATTGATGATTTCTTTAAGAGTGATCCTGAAAAGGCACTCAAGACGTTTGAGAAAATCCATGAGTCCAACAATCGTTTAACTACGGAGTTCTCAAAGTTAGGAAAAACCGCACTCGCTCTTAAACCCGTTGAACAATCGACTACTGATGTACCGGAAAGCGATGCCATCACAAAGATTATCAACGATCTAAAGGGAGAACATGCTGGCGACCCTCTTTACGAGGATGTAGTTAAACCTTTGGCACAGGAACTACAGATAATGCGAAATGAACGGGCAAGAAAGCCTGTTCAACAGCAAACTGTAGAGGAACCCGTTGCAAGGGATCGGGACGGTCTTGTTCAACAGATTAACGAGTTCTATAGTCAGGACGGGTTACGGCCTTATGATGACTTTTATGGAACTCCGGGTCATCCGAAAACTAATGAACAGCTTGACCAGTACAATAAAGTATTGGTTTTGGCCGACCAGATTATTGCCGGGAGTACTCTACAGGGAACAGACTTGTCAGTTCCCGATGCTCTTGAAAAAGCACACTTAGTAATTGCTGATCCGTTTCGTCAAGAAGCGACTCAGAACTCTCTAAAGAAAAGTGTGCAGCGGCGTGGAAAGGGAGTTCAATTGAAACCGAACGCATCTGCTGCATCAGTGGATGATACCTCGGATAATAAAGGGACTCCCAAGTCTCGGAACGAGTTACATTCTCGTACCAGAGATAGATTAAAAAATGTATTTGGAAGTTAAGGAGTAAACTATGGGTGTTAAAAATAGTCAACTTGCTGACTTGATCGCTACTACTCTGGAAGATTTACCCAATCAAGAATTTGAGGTTGAGTGGACGAATCAGGACTATGAATTTTGCCGTATTTATCAGAAGGATCGTATGCAGATTGATGGTGGAACCGAAATCAAACGCAATGTTATGTTGAATAACACTGGGAATGCTCGGTATCGTCGTCTTTATGATACGGACGAACCTAATGTGGGTAATGCCCAAACGCAGATCACCGTACCGTGGACACAGATTGGTACTAACTATTCGTGGGATAAACTGGAAATCCTTCGGAACAAGAATTCCGAAAAGGGTTTTGTGAATCTCATGGAGTCTCGTCGAGTGGACGGGTTGTGGAGTCTTGCCGATCTGATCGAAGATCGTGCATGGTTGACCCCGACCAGTTCCAGTGATGATCTGTACCCCTATGGTGTCCCGTATTACCTCAATCTGTTGAATACAGGGGTAACGGCTGCTGGTTTTAGTGGTCAGACCATTACCTATCAGGATGCTACCACGGGTACATCTTGTGCTGGTATTGATGCGAATACTGAAAGTAAGTGGCGTAACTATGCTGCGGTGTACACGGCTATTGATAATTCTTTCTTGAAGAAATTCCGACGGGCGATTATCGCCACTGGTTTCAAAGCCCCGTTGATCGTCAATGATCC